TATCACCTATAGCTATAGTTGCATACTTATTAGCTGGAACTCCTGCTGTAACTGTTCCTGTACCTGCATAAATAACTCCTGCATTCTGTCCACCACTACCTGCACTACGAACAACCATACGATTAATTCGTAAATATTCTTTTGTTGTATTAACAGCAGTTTGTCCATCAAGTGTTACTGTTTCGTTTATTTCATTATAATCTGCATCTAAACCAAATAACTCTACTGTCTCAGCACCTGTACTTCCTTCATCATCTGCTGTACTTGAACTTGAAACTTTTAAAACTGTAGCTGCAGATAAGTAACTATATAAACCACCTTGTGCCCATATAGTTTCTAATGCATCATCTATATCTGGATTAAATCCAAACTTAAATATACTTTCATGAAGGAATATTTGATTACGAGCTACTTGTAAATAAAAAGGCTCTGTTGTCCCAACTTGAGATATGGATCTAATCTTTGTAGGATTTAAAGGCATGACTAGTAATACTTAGTTACTTTTCTTCGTTTCACTACACCGCAACCACGAGCTATGCCACCTTTTTGTAGTTTTAACTTGCCTCCAGCTTTAGATCGTTTTGGTCCTTTAAAGTCTTTTCGTTTAGTTCCACGATCATCTTTTATTTTACCAGCACAGACTTTTGATGCATATGCATTTGCATAAGCTGAAGGGTAAACTGCGAACTTACGTTTGGCAGCAGCTTTACCTCTAGGACATAGCTTTGTCATACTTGTAACCCCATCTGTTCTCTGATAAGTCCCATACTCTTTTAGTAGCTTTTGGAATTTTAACTAGTAAATTATTAAATTTAATTACGTTTTTTGTTACTTGCATTATCTACCTCTCTTCTTTCTACCAGCACAATGTGCTCGTTGTGAAAAACCTTTTGGGTTTTTGCAGTTAATAGACTTTTTGTACTTTCTGGTCCACTTTTTCTTTTGTGGTCCTTTCGTTACTTGTTGTCTTATATTAGCACGACTTATTGCCATAACCCATTATATACCACGAGGTTCATAATTACCATAGGGATTAGAAGCTATTATTGATCCACCACTAGCTTTACTTTCTATAGTTTCATTTGTTTTTTTAGCTATTAATACTTTACCTTTTTTTTCAACATTTCCTTTTCCAAATACATTTTCAATCTCTGGGATATAATCTTCAATAGCCATATTTGTTTGATAACCATCTTTTGTTACTTCTCCTATGCCTGTTCCTTTTCCAGATCTATCATGAGTAATAAAATATGCCTTGCCATCTGGTTTAGTAAAATTTTTTGCTTGGGTAATAACTTCTTTTCTTATCTCTGGTTCTTTAATAACATTTAAAACATTTGCAACTGTTGCCGTATCAGCTGGTTTTTTAGATATTTCGGATAAAACTTTTGTGTTGTGTTCATCAGTTCTATTAAATTTATCGTAAACTAAATTCTTTGCTCCTTTTTCTTTTTTTAATAAATCTGTTGCTAAATCATATTTACCACCACCAATATCAATATTTGTTTCTCCCTCCTTTATATCAAAATTTTTATTTTTAAATATACTAGGAATTTGTTTTCGTGATGTTTTAGCTGACGTTATTTCTTGAATGGGACTTTTACCTATACCCATAGTTATAGCACCGGAGGGTTTTGGAACTAATGCACTTGAACCCGTAAAAGCCAAACTAAATAATGCTGCTTCTCCTGGTGATATTCTTTCACCCCGTACAGCTCTCCCCGGCATATCAATAGCTTTAGCTAATTCACCAACTAAACCCCTAACAATATTTGGTGCAGATGGACTTATATCACCTGTTTCTTTTTCTCTTTTTATTGGTAATACATCTCCGTATTCAAAGTTAGGATCACCTTGAGCAAATGATTCTACTAATCCACTAAGACCTTTATTTGTTTCTTCAGCCACATTAAACACCTAAAAGTATCTTTGCAATAACTGATGTTGCTCCTGATTGCATAACTATTGTTGCACACACAGCACCAATAACTAACCATTTAACTTGAAAAATAGATCGTTTAACACAACCCATATCTGTTTTAAGTTCAGATACATCTTCACGTAACTGAGCCTCACGTTCAATATGACGTGTTAATTCAA